AACTTGGAAACATTTACAATTCAAGCAAGTGCAAAAAACAGCACCACACTAACAACAGCAGTTACAGCTACATTAGGTGGCACAACCGCAGCAGACTTTGTTGCAGCATTTACAGCAGCCAACGTTGCTAACACCACAGCAAGAGTACTATCAACTGGTGCAGTTCAAATTGAACATACACTAGGCGGTAACATTGTGCTTAAAGACACAAGTGGTACACCAGTAGCAGATGCAGGCATTACAACCGCAGTTACAACTGGTCAAGTCAGAGCAGGTAACGACAGTGATGTAATCCTAAGTAACTGGATTCCACTAGGTTATGGTTCAACACCAGTTTACACTGCAAGTGCAACAGCACCAAGTATTGATCCAGCAGACGGAACATACTGGTACTACAGTGCAACTGACCAAGCTGACATCATGATTCAAAGTGGTGGCACATGGAAAGGTTATCAGAATGTAAGCAGCGATATTCGTGGCTACGATCTAACAACAACTTCTCCAAATGGCCCAATTGTTGCTGCAAGTGCTCCTACAGTACAAAGCGACAACAGTGCATTGGTATACGGTGACTTGTGGATTTCAACAGCAGATCTAGACAACTATCCGCAGATTTATCGCTGGCAGAGTGTTGATTCAGTTGATCAGTGGGTATTGATCGACAACACAGATCAAACAACACAGAATGGTATCTTGTTTGGCGATGTACGTTGGGCCGGTAACGGAACAACTGATCCAATCACAGATGACATTCCAACTATTGTTAGTTTGCTAACTAGCGACTATGTTGATCTAGACAAACCTGATCCTACACTATATCCAGAAGGCACATTGGTTTGGAACACAAGACGTTCAGGTTTCAATGTAAAGAGCTTCCAGGTTAACTACTTTAACAGTGCAGATTTCCCTGCAAGCACATATGGTGCTCTACCAACTGTTAAAGATGCTTGGGTAACAGCAAGTGGTAACCAATCAAATGGTGCTATGTATGCAGGCCGCAAAGCAGTAAGAGCAATTGTTGTTGCTGCAATGAAAGCCAGTATCGATGGCTCACAAGAGCTTCGTGAAGAGCAGCGTCAGTACAACTTGATTGCATGTCCTAACTATCCAGAACTTGCAACCAACATGGTAGCACTAAACAACGAGCGCAACAACACAGCGTTTATAATTGGCGACACACCAATGCGTCTAGCAGACAACGGTACAGACATTGTTAACTGGGCAACCAATGCAGATGGCGATGGCTTAACAACAGCAGATCCATACTTTGGTGTATTCTATCCAAGTTGTCAAACAACTGACCTAAGCGGTGCTACAGTGGTTGCTCCACCATCACACATGATGTTGAGAACTATTGTACGTTCAGACGATGTTGCTTATCCATGGTTGGCACCAGCAGGTACACGCCGTGGTACAGTGGACAACGCCAGTCAGCTAGGTTATGTTAATGCACAGACAGGTGAGTTTGTACAAACAGCAATTCGCCAAGGTCTACGTGATACACTGTATGAGAACAGCATCAACCCAATTACATTTATTCCAGGTAGCGGCATTCTCAACTATGGTAACAAGACAACATACACACAGAGCTCACTTGATAGAATCAACGTTGCAAGACTTGTTGCATTCATCCGCGGTAGACTTGAAGTTATTGGCAAGAACTTTGTGTTTGAACCAAACGATCAAACCACACGTGATGAAATCAAGAATGCAGTTGAGAGCTTGATGATTGATCTTGTAGCCAAGCGTGGACTATATGACTACTTGGAGGTCTGTGATGAGTCAAACAACACACCTAGCAGAATTGATAAAAATGAGCTATACTTAGACATTGCTATTGAACCTGTTAAGGCTGTAGAGTTTATCTACATACCACTAAGACTTAAAAACACTGGAGAAATATCAGGACTTTAAACTGATAAATATATATAACAGGAGCAGACTAAATGGCAATTTCAACACTATCAAAAATTACAGTTCCACTGGCTAGCGGAGATTCCGCTAGTAACCAGGGACTTTTAATGCCAAAACTCCAATATCGCTTTAGAGTGAGCTTGGAAAACTTTGGCGTTAGTACACCAACAACAGAACTTACAAAACAGGTTATTGAC